ACCGTCTACATCTATGGCTGCTGTAATACTGTTACCACCACCTTGTATAATCCAATCTAAATCTAGATTAGCTGCTAGTGCAGTCATGGCGTGATTAAGTGTCATGGTGTTTGTGTTACCTGTAACCTGTACGTTTACATTAGAGCCATCAGCTCCAGTAGCGTTTGTTTCATCTGTAGACATATTAAAAGTATTGCTATCCCCGATAAATGAAAAGTAACCTGTGTAGTTATCAGCCCATATATCACCAAGAAATTTATTTGTTGAACCCTTTTGCAATATGTCCAAAGTCATAGTTGCGCCATCTAAATCTAACGGAGTCATATTAGATGCACCAGCTGCAGCATCGGCTCCACCAATGATGTTACCGCTGCCACCTACCTGTTCTATATCTAAGTTAGACGTAGCACCAGATTGGTCTATGTACACTTCGTTGTCGGCTGCATAAAGGGACGTTGCTAGTACAAGCAACAATATAAGTAGTTTATTCATTCTCACTTCTCTGCTCCCAATACCCTAGTTCTAAACCTTCGAGTATCGTTTGTAAGACAGCAGCTTCCACAGCTGTCTGTAATGCTATATTTACTGATTCATTCTCTACTATACCGCTCTCAATTTCAACTAATTCGGTGTTGTTACTATAGAACCTAAATACATCTTGTGATATAGCAGCACTCAATACGCTTTTTGTTGCTAACACTTCCAGTAAGACTCTGCCTGTGCTCACCGACACAGTGCGTAAAGATACAGTTATACTGTCTTGCCTGTATTCTTTCGATGCACCGATCCCAAGATACCTAGCTCCCGCACCTCCACTCTTTACGTTGCTCTCATACCCTATAACTCCACCTTCCATGATAAGGCCAGCAAACATAAGAGGCTTGAGTTTTTGTCCTTCGTCAAAGTTTTCTCGTGTACTTCTAATGATCTGTCTTTCTTTCGTTAGATTGTCTAAACCTTTTCTCTCTACTACATCAAAAAATTCTGAATGTTTCAAAGCTCGTATAAGGTACGCATCAGGAGAAGAAGTTATTGCTGTACTGAAACTAGCGTACTGACTGTTGGATCTGCGTTGCCCCGTTGCATCAGTGAAGCTACTTGCATAAACAGCTACAACAGGTTTACGTATAGGTGGCTCAATGTCTTGCAGTTCTTTAACAATCAAAGAACCTATTTTTGCAGGTTCTACATCACGTACAGGAGGTATGCCATTGTCCAACGGCGGTATGATTAAGGCACAACTAGAAAGAAAAAGAACCGAGAGGTACAGTAATTTCTGTTGTATTGCCTTCTTCATCTGTAATTATTAGAGTTACTTTATCGTCTTCTACTCTATATTCTATAGTGTTGCCCTCTAATTCTAAAATACCAGACGTAGAAGCAGTTTCACCAAACAGGTTATCTACCAACTGCCTCGACAGCTGAGCATAGATGCGTGATTCTAAATTCCGAATAAATCTAGCTAATGTTGTGTTTTCAGCTTCACGTTCTAGTTCTTCTTGATAAGCTTTGATTTCTTCTCGTATAGCTTCTTTTCTATTGAACTCTTGATTTTCTATGGTTAGATAATGACTGGAAGTGCCAATCCCTGAAAAGCTAGGGTTCTTAAATTTATGTGTCATTTCATCAGCTTGTATTTGCTGAACAGCTACAACTAATAAAACTAAGGTCATGCCCACAATTACAAATATACCGTCATTCATGTTCATCAGTCTTTCCTCTGGTCGTCTCGATCTGCCTTTGCAATCTTGTTGCTATCTATTAGTTGTGGCACACCAAGTATTGTTTTTATAAGAGTGTCTTGCCTAATGATTTCGTTGTCTAAACTACGCACTCTATCTATAAGAGCAACTAATATTCCGTGTTGCGAGTCCAGTTTTGTGCCGAGACGTTCTTCCATTTGTGAGATTTGATCTGCCACCTTATCGTCTAGCACATCTACTTTAGTCTCCATGCCATCAATAATTCGGTTGATAAGTTTCCATATAAAGAAACCTAGTCCCAATGCAGCAGCTATCGGAAAGCCAACCTCATTTATAAACTGTACTGCTTGTTCCATATAACATATAAATTATACATTTATTGGAACCAACTGCGAACTTCTCCTAATACCTCGTTACTGATCTTTACTTTGCTTAAAAGGTTTCTAAGTATTTGTTCATCTACTGTGCCAGGAGACACTAAGTCAATGTACGTACAACTGCGTTCTTGTCCTATCCTGTGTATGCGGTCTTCGGCTTGTACTCTAAGTTCTAGGTCGTAGGAGTTAGAATAGAATATCATTGTACTGGCTTCTGTAAGTGTAATACCTCTGCCACCTGTCTGTGGGTTTGACACAAAGTATCTTAACTCACTGTCAGGATCCTGGAACTTCTCAATAATCTTTTGTCGTTCGTCCTGTGGTGTATGGCCATAGTAAGATGCAACAGAGCCTTGACCAAACTTTTCACTAATAGCTCGTTCTAGTTCTTGTATGTCTGTTTGAAAGACTGCAAAGATTACAACCTTGCCAGATGTTTCTTCTAATAAGTCCAATACAGTCTGCACTCTGTTGTTCTTAAGAATGATTGTTTCGCCTTCTTCGTTACGTAGGCTACCTGCCACAACTTGCTGTAGTCGCATCAGCTGAGTCAAGACGTTCATGGTAGAGAACAGTTCGTCTTCTAATATCATAAGAGCTTCGCGTTTCATTGTTCCGTAGGCTTTGTTTTGTTCGTCAGTTAGTTCTACGTGTCGTTTAACGTAAACCTTTTCGGGTAGGTCTAAACATTCATCTTTTATCTTACGTATAGAAAAGTCCTTGATCGATTGTTGCAGTTCCTCTAGTTTTTGGAACCCTACTATCTGTTGGAAAGCGTGTCTTCCCATCTGTCTGCGTTGTGTTATTGCGTACCTAGCTTGAAAAGCATAGAAACTACTAAACCCCAATAGGTTAGGAGATAAGAAGTAACATTGTGAGTACAGATCAAGTGGGGCTTTAGTTATTGGAAAGCCTGTAAGTATTCTTCGATAGTCTGCTAGTGGTGCTAACTTAATAAGATGTTGTGTACGTTTTGCTTTTGGGTTTTTGATTGTGGTCGATTCATCTACAGCCATCATGACATCGTGTGTAACCATAAATTCTTCTACAAATTTACATGCCTTGACTGTAGCAAAAGCTTCTACGTTGACTAGAAATATATTAAGTTGTCCGTCACTTGGTTCGTCAACCATTTTCTTAAAGTCGTGCAACCATTTTTGTGTATGGTTAGGCTGCCAAACCAAAACATTGCGCTCAATGCGGTCAGGCAAATGTTTGTTTACTTCGTTGATGTCCCAATTACGTAAGTTACCTTTGGGAGATACGATCAATAAACCAGATATTTTACCTTCTTCAAACAACATACCTGCGTTGTCCAGGAGGATTTTAGATTTGCCCAATCCCATTTCCAAAAATAGGGCAAATAGGTTACGATGATAACTTTCTTGGAGAGTTTCTAGTTGATGCTGATATGGCTCGCTCTTAAATTCGTAGTTGTTTAATTCCATAAGTTCCGTCCTTTATTCTTCGTTATATATTCAAACACATCTTAAAGTGTTGCAATATATTATATAGATGATAATATGCACTTGCAACTTTGAGTTGATAACGAAAAAAAGAAGGAGTGAGAAATGAAAAATATAACGGACCTCTTTGAGGAAAGCACAACAAAAGCGGTAGAGGACATATCAGAAGACTCTATCAAAGACCTAAGCGAACTTTGTCAAAAACTTTTACGAGTTGAGGCTGAGGTTGGCAACACAGAAGAAAGACTTAAACGACTGAAAGATCAACAGAGAGAACTTTCAGAACAGTTGATACCCGACAGACTTACACAACTAGGTGTATCAGACATCAAACTTAATGACGGTTCCCGTATATCGGCAGAACCTTTTTACAGTGCCAGAATATCTGCTGCAAATGTAGAAGATGCGCATAACTGGCTTAGAGATAATGGACATGGAGACATCATCAAAAACACAATGACGCTTTCGTTCGGTCAAGGTGAAGATGATCTCGCTAAAGAATTGGTTGTATCGCTAACTAAACAAGGGTTTATACCTGAGGAAAAGGAAGCGGTTCACCCAAGCACCCTGAGGGCATTTGTTAAAGAACAAATAGAATCAGGAAACAAAACGTTTGACCAAGACGTGCAGAAAAAGTTTTCTGTGTATCAAGGCAAGCGCACAAAAATAAATCG